TTACCGATTCAACTTTAGAAGAACTATTAATTACAACAGTTGCTTGTGCTCCCGTACCATCTCCACTAATAGGAACTTTTGTATAAGTTTGATTAGCAGTACCTAATCCAACTCCTCGATTTGTAATAGTGACTATTTTAAGTTGCCCACTAGTTGCTGCATTTTCTCTAACAGCAGAATCAACACTATTAGTTGCCCAATCTTTAGGAACTGGTATAAAGTTTGTAGAGTCAAATTTTACAATATCTCCTGGTTTAATAGTATAAAGATATTTCCAAACATATCCATCACCACTACTACCAGCAGATCTAGGTTCTAGATCAGTAAAAGTTGGTTCATCTAACGAAGATCTTCCCTCAGGATTGTCAGGATCTGTTCCATTTTGAAGACAAATATAAACTTTATAATCTGAATTTACTACAAAATAATTAGCATCATACAAACTAATAGCATTAGAAGGTTTAGATGGATTTTCTGCTTGAATATCATTTCTATACATGTCATAAGTAATACCAGATGCCCATGTATTTTTCTTAACAACTTGTTTAACATCTGTTGCATTAACCTTTTTCAAGGCTATCATGGTATCCCAATATTCATTCTCTTGATTAAAACTATCCCTCGGATCAGGTGGGGTCGTATTCCAATCAGAATCAACCTGTGTAGCATTTGGTAAACCAATCCATGTATAGAATGAATTACTAGTTGATGCTACACTGGCGACAAAATCTTTAGCATTTAAAATACGAAGTTGATCAGTTATAATTGCAGCCATTTTGCGATAGTTTTTTTACTTATTTATCAAAGATTGTTAAGCAGTATAATTTTTAAATTTTAAAGGAGCAACTCTACTTACAACAGCAGAGGTAGAAATTCCAGTAAATCCTTTTTGCGTATATGCAGTAAAGGATGTAACTGCAGTGCTCGGTCTAGATCCTAAAGTTATAAGACCCCATGAGAAACTTCCAAACAACTCACTCACGCCCACTCCAGATAGAGAATTGAAACTAGAAACACTAGTCGTTACTCTAGCCACATATGTATTAGCAATACCAGGTACTGAAGTTTGTGCAACAGAAACTGCTGCTACTTCATATACATTATCTAGGAATGTCGTTCCTATTCCTAATACCGATCTATCTTGATAGATAGATGTTACTCCATTTCCAATATTACTACCAGAAATTGTAAAGTACTGACCAGTTTGAATACCACTAATTGTAACAGCAGTTCCTACTATATCAGTATCTCTTAAGAAAGAATTAGTAGGAATATACAAATCAAATACAATACCCGTAGATGCTACACCCACACAAGTTGTTCCAACTCCTACAATTTCTCCAAAATCACCTTCATAGGATGATGACGCATTTATTTCTCTTGTTACAGAAGGAACCTCAATAAGAACTTCTGGAGGAGTAGTATTAGTATATCCTATGCCACCAGAAACTACAGTAATAGAAGAAACCGCATCTCCTGTAAGAGTAGAAGTAACCGATGCTCTTGTGGTAGTTCCCAATCCTACAGGTGTACCAATAATAACATTAGGTGCAGAAGTATATCCTGTTCCACCCAAACTAACAACAACAGAAGAAATTGTACCAGCAGCAGATACAACAGCAGATGCAGCTGCCCCAACAATATTGTCTTGAGAAGTTATAGAAATCTTATGTTTCTTAGCACTTGTTTGATCTTCATTATTAGGAGCAAAGAAAGATTTTACACTCTCTACAAATATAACTGTGGATCCCACACCAACAGATTGAGTAATAAAGGTAGTAGGAGTAATTAAGGCTTCTAATTCCTCACGACTCTTACTGATTATTTGACCATTAACAACCTTATCTACAGATTGCCTAGTCCATGTAACTGTTCTCTTACAATCAGGATTTCCATTAATTCCAATACCACTATAAGCATTTGTATTAACTATATCCGAAGCAGGAACTTCTTCCACCAATCTCTTATCTTGTTCTATGGATCTTGCACAAAGATTAGCATCACCTTCAACAACTACAGTATCACCTGTTTTAACTGATTTTAAAGTATCTTTAAAAGTAACATCAACGTCACCACTTCCTTTATAGAAAAGAATCTTGCACGTATCTCCTTCATAAGATCCATCAGACTCTCTTCCCTTAGGAGCAGAAGCAAAACTTAATACACTTCCATTGACAAGAGTATATGCATTTCCAGGAACTTGAAGAATATCATTAAGGAAAACAAGAATGGTTGATTCAACCTCAATAGGTGATCCTCTTTTAGCTCTAATAGTAACTGGTAATTTATTTTTCTTAAGTGTAAATGTTCTCTCATTTCCATTAAATTCATCCTGAATATTATCAAGAACTTCTAGTTGTCCAAAATGCCAACCAGCAAATGAATCAGTAGCTACATCCTGTATTGTAATCTGGAATTCTTCAAAAGTTTTTGATGGATCAGTAGGAATACCAGTGGTTCCCATCTTAGGAACAGTCAAAATTTGAGCATCGTGATATCCATAACCAGTATTTTTTATTTCAAACTGACTAACACTAGATCCTTGACCTACCACAATATCAATAGTAGCTTGTGTTCCAATTCCTGCGGTAGAATCAGAACTATACACTAGAGGAATATTTGTATATCCTAGTGGTTCATCAATTATAACATCTATTTGTCTGTTAACAGTTCCCCCTCGTGAATAGAAATGAGTTCTGGTAGAGATTCCACTATTAATAGTAAAGGAAGTACTGTTACCTACTCTCAATACTGACGCTCCACTAGCAGCAGGATCAGTGCCACTATCAGAATTGTTTATATCTCTAGGTGCAATCAAAGCAGGTTGTATTGTACCACCAGATGCATAGAAAGTAGGAACAGTGGAAACACCCACATTTATCGTAAATTGAGTAACACTTGCAACTCCAGTAACAGGTGTTCCTCCGTAAGCAGGATCACTAGTTCTTGGGTAAGAATGAGTAGCTGCTCCATTATCTAAAGCACATGTAAATGCTAATCCAGTAAGCACCACATCACTTGCTTTACCCGTTACAGACAATCCATGAGCACTAGATGTAGTGACTGTCATGATACCTGTAGTATTATCATATACAGCACTCTGAACGCCCACAGCAGGGAGGTAATCGCACGTGAATGCAATTCCTGCTAACTTGACTTCTTGCCCTGTTAGAAGACCGTGGGCTGTCGTTGTAGTGATGGTTGTGATACCAGTCGTTGATGTATAACCCACATCATAGATTGCTCTCGGTATATAAATGACTTGACTGTTAGTAATTGCTATTCCTGTGATATGACCAGCAGTAATTGCAGCAGTACCGATACCAATTAATTGTGGTTGAACATTAGTTCCTGTTTGAATAGCAACATTAACAACTGTTTGAACTCCTACTCTATAACCAGAACCACTATTTCCAATACTAATAGAAGAAACTGTTCCAGCAGAAGAAACAACAGCTGTTCCACCAGCAGAAACAAGAGGTTGATATCCCAATCCTCCAGTAGAACCAACGGATGCTAATATTCCACCCACAGGAACATTAGAATTGTTAGGATCACTTGCAAGAGAACTAGCAGTTCCTGTAAATGTAATAGTAGTAATTCCTGAACCTTCCGATAAAAGATAATCAGACCCTATACCTGATGGACCTTGGAATATTCCATTTATGAGAATCACTGCATTATTGGTAGAAAATCCTACAGAATTTGAACCATTGGATTCTAAAGTAAATGTCTTACCAACTCCAGTGAAATTTGAAGAAATATCATCAAAAATTTGGTTAGTTGCATAAGGTCTATTACTACTGTTTTCAGCTGCCCCTCTCATAAAGGTTCTTCCTTGGAAAGTAGAGAAAGTAGTAATTCCTACCCAATCTCTACTAGCAGGTTCATTAGTTGTAGAACTTATGGGTGATGGACCTTGAGGTGCTGTAATAAAATTAATTGTATTATCAATAATATTATAATCACCTTCCACTTTAGTGACTATTGAATTTTGAGTATGAATACCCAATCCCGTTCCCATCCATCCACGATCAACTAATAAATGATTAGTAACTGCACCACCAACAGTATTAATCTTCATTATCTCTTCATTAATTTTTATCAAATCTCCACCAAAGAATGAAGTAACACCAGAAGTTTTTACAGTTAGTTCAGCAACTCCTAATAAATCTGTTAATCCAGTAGTAACGGCAGTAGAAACTATTGGTTGCTGAATTGCATTATCAATTCCAATTAAACACTTAGTATTTTGATTACGTGCAGTTATGGTATGAGCTGCTCCTACACTAAGAGATCTTAATTCCAATAAAGTTGGATCAGACTTTAATGCATCTTCCGCACTCTGAGCAAATTTAAGAGTAGTCTCATTCTTTTTAACAACATATAGTGTAGAAGGCAGAAGACTAGTAGTTCCAATTCCTGTAATAGTTGTAGTTGCAATTCCAATGGGACTTCCACTACCTACATCATACGCATATGTAACTTCTTCTCCTGTTACAAAGAAATGCTCTGGAATAGTGACTTCATTCTTTGTAAGATTAACAACTGATGAATCACTACCATCAAACTCTCTAGCAAATATATTTCTTCCATCATGAGTTAGATTGAATGCTCTAAGCACATCAGTCTCAGTTCCCTCATATGTACCATATCCCCCAGTAATAGAAGCATTATTAAGATCTATCTTATCTACTGAAGTAATAGCAGAGTTTTCTGCAGCAATCTGCAAACTCGTCTGGAAAACACGAACCTGAACATGAGTGCTTGCATTAGGAGTATAATACAGATTCACATAGTTAGATGAAACTGCAGCACCAACTGTTCCTAAACCTGCAACACTGGCGATGTTTCCATATTCAGTTATGTAAGCTTCTGAACTATCGTTTAATACAATAACTTCGGACATCTCATAACGACTGTTGGTAATATCTTCTACACTAAGAATATAATAGGCAGCATTATGATCATTTGTACCTACAGTATTATTAATATCATACTGAGCAATTAAATTTTCTGTAGGAGATCCTGAGGCATTGATTGAGGTATAAGCAGAATCAATAAATGCTAAATCTTGATTCCCATCACCAATCCATTGCGTACCAATACCAGTACTTCCTGAAGCAGTATCGGCTATAGAAACTCTTATAGTATCTACAGATGCAGCAATACCAGTATGAGGAACAAATTGTACTATTATGTCTCCAGTAGACATAGAGGCAGTATAGGTTCCTAGTCCAGTACCTCCATAATTAACATCATCATCAGATGTTATCTGTCCATATTCAAGTAGATCAACGGTGGTTCCATCATGAATAATATTAAGTTCATCATATTCCAATCTTCCATTATCTGCATTAATCAGAACAAGAACTTTTGAACTTCTATAGGTAGAAGCAATTCCCACAATTGTAGTAGCCGTTCCTGTTGGGACAGCAGTTTGGGTAGAATTAATATTAACAAAATTACCCAAAGTTGTTGATCCAATACCAGTAGTATTAGCAAAACCAATTACATCGAAACTAACCGAACTTACATTATAATTATTAACTTGATATTTGGTTGGGTAAAACTCAAGTTGTCCATTATTACCACTTATTCCAAAATCAAAACTTCCTAAATCATTAACTGACTCAACTCTTCCATATTGATTCATATAACCTTTAGTACCATCTTGTAAAAGAGAGACAAACATAGTTTGACGTTCACCTGTAAAGGTAGCATCTTTTACTAATGTAAAGAATTTCTTAGATCTTTGATCGACAGGGAATTCATTTACAACCGAGAATCGTGTAGCTCTAGGTTCACTATTAAATGAAGTACTAAAATCATCAATGGTTAAAACTCTATTTCCAACAGATTCAAAATAATCCATCAAAATTCTAGATTGGAAATAAACCTGATCAGATGCTATTTGATTATCTGAAATATTCAAAGAATTTTCAGTAACTAAATCAAAACTAGAATAACTGTTTACATCAATTACTCCAGTAGCATCTATAAAAGTAATTAAATCAGTCTCTGGACGACTTGTAATTTTAGACGTTTCACTCTCTACTATTAAATCACTGAATTTTAAAAATCCTGTAGGATGATTTAACTTGTCAACAGCATCTCCCCATGTATCTACCGAAACTTTAGATTTTAATGCATAAGAAAAATTTTGATAATAAAAATTATCAGGCAATCTTTGAAGACTATCATTTAAAAATCCAGTTTCTCTTGACCAACCATGCTGAACTATAGATCCTGCAGCAATGTCAATATCGGATTCAAAATTTATCTTTGAATCAATTTTTCCTTCTGTTCTAGATGTTTTTCCAACTATGACATCTCCAACATTAAATTCATCCGATGATGATATTTTTAAAGTTTCATTCCTATTATTCCAACTTTCAACTTTTCCTATCTTATTTCCTGAAGTAACTCTTTCTCCTTTCATGAAATTATTTTTCTTTAAAGTAATATCAAACTGAGGGAAGTATCTCTCAGGAATAATTTGACCAGCTGAATTGAAAACATCTTGATTGCCAGGATTAGCATTTTCTGGTAATAGACCAGCTAAACTATAAGTAACAAATCCAATTGCACCTCCTAGAGGAATATGAACTGCACTTAACGTAAATAGAGAATAATCGTACTGAGATGAATTATATCCATATCCAGTGGTTCCCATACCTACACTTATATTTTCAATTAAAACTTTATCACCCACCATCAATGGAACATCAGTAACACCACTAAAATTAGTATCTAAACCAACAGTAACATTTTGAGTTGTCGCATCATAGGAAATAGTATTAATACCAACACCATTGACATTAGCAGTAGGAATAATTTTAGGAGTTATATTATAAATTCCTTTTGTATTCTGTAAAATTTGTACGTGAGTATCACCAAGTTCATACTTTAAATCAACATCTTTTACATGCTTACCAGTGTATGCATCAACAACAACTAAACGAGGTGCAATTGTATAATTTTGTCCAGCAGAACTAATACCAATCTTTTCAAAAGAAGTTAGTGATTCAATCTCAAGAATTTCTGGAAGATTGGAAATAGGTCTCACAGTATTATCACATGAATAATCAAATCCAATATCTTCGATTCTTGTAGAAATTATTTTTCCAATTCCAGTGCTTGAAGGTTCTAGAATAGAATCAGTTCCTAGTCCAGTATTAATAGAAGAAATACCAACTATTTCACTATATCCAGATCCTTTATATGTTATCTCAATATCTGCAATTCCACCGTATGCAGTGGTAGAATCTGTAGAGTATTCTAATAGGGATTCAGATTCACTATATGAAGGACTTTCGGGACGATTTAATAAATTATAACTAAAGGTTGTAGTGGTTCCAATACCAGCCACAGCAAATGTTCCAGAATATAAACTATCTTTTATTTCAATTTGATTGTATCCATCAATTTCTTTATCAATGACAATTCCCGATTTACTTTCTCCACTTAGAGAGGTGTTAATAGGAGTAAATTTATAATAGATTATATCAGGTAATGCTTTGTTAACTGATAAATTTAATCCTGCATTTGTACTAATTCCAACTTCACCAATTTTAGAAACTTCAAATGCATTGCTCGAAGAAGTGGAATAAAACTTATTTTTAAATTCTTTATCAGTATAAAGATTTAAATCAAAAGCAGGGTATGAAGATACACCCACAAAAGCCGCTAAAGAAGAATCTGATAAATCAAATCTTACAGTATGATTTTTATAAAGAGTTTTTAAAGGATTAATAGGTGATAAAGTTCCTGAAGATGCGGAAGTGATATTTACAATCTCAGGTTCAAACTGTTCAGATTGATATTTGCTCAAACATAACTTTACTTTATTAGTAGTATATTTCAAAATATAATACATTTTTTCATTTTCCAATCCACCAGACGCAGATGTAGATGTATGAATTACTTTATCTCCAGTATTCAATCCATGATTACTGATTTGAATACTATTATCAGTTATATCAACATTACCAGCAACAAATGATTGTGGATTAAATACTATTCTTCTATTAAAATCATTATACTTAACTGTAACCGTAGTTCCAATTCCTGGTTGAACATCAATAATTACATTGTCATTAAACTTCAATCCATGTGTAGAAGCAGTGGCTACAGTAACTGTATTTTTATTAACCTCGGAAGTAACAACATTATTCTTGACTGTTTTAAAACTATGGTATACTCCTGTACCAATTCCAGTTAATCTTAACAATCCTCTATTAACTGTAGTGCTTGCAGTACCTGTAAATGTACCAGTAGTTCCAATACCAACTTGGAATGTCTGAATTCCAACTAAATCATTAGATATTTTTCCAATATACAACGGAGCATCAGTTGGAAGGTTATAAAGAGTAATACCATCAGTAGAGACACCTATAGGATCTCCAGTATTAGTTTTATAGTTAACAACATCTCCACTCTTTAATCCATGATTAGGAAGATAAATCGATTCTGTTTGAATATAAAGTTGAGTTATTCCTGCACCAGGATTGGAGAAGAAAATAGTAGTTCCAATTCCAACTCCTGTAAGAGTTCCAATTCCTAAAGATTCTTTTGGTTCAAAATAAATCTCTTTGTTTAATTCAAAAGTTACATTATTTTCTGGAGTTGAATTAAAAGTAAATTTTCTAGAATCTTCTGTTATTACAGATCCTGCTGTATGAGCACTTCCTGCCGTGCTTATTCCCTGAGATCTAAGAACTCTTAATCTAGAATTTTCTCTATCAACTTTAAGGACTTTTATAGTTTCTGTTCCTATTCCTAAAATATCATTTTCTCTAATGGATAAAAGATTATTTGAAAGAGATCCCGATATTCCAAAATAAGTTACCAATCCAGTTGCTGCAGTGGTTCCCGCAGCTCCTGCTAATAAAACACTTTCAGTTTTTACTCCTATATTAAAATTTCCTTGAATAGAATCAACAGATGTATTAAAACCAGATAAAGAAACTAAGTTAAAATTAGTAAAATTATGAGGGGAAGTGGAGAAAGCAATATATTGACCATTTACATCATATGGAGAAATCTCCACATCAGATAAAGTACTACTTGCTACACTAATACTGTTAACTACTTTTCCTTTAACTTTAGAAACTTTAGATTTAGCTTTCTGTATTTCACCTAGTTCTTCAAAAATAATAGAATCATTTACTTTATAATTATTTCCACCTGTTACTATACCAACACTATTGATAGATCCTGCAGAAGTAAGAGTTATATCAATTAATTGTTCTTTTTCTTTATTGGGTTGATATAAGAAATCATAATATACATCTTCTTTAGTTAAAGAATATGGAGTTGTATTTCTCAACCATTCCGAAGAATTTAAATCATAGGTTTTTTGATTAGTAGTCTTATTATAATTAAAACTATTAATTTTAGATTTAAAGGAATTACCAATTAAATAAGGAAATTCAGGAATACGATATTTATTAAATGGTCCAGAATTTTCAATTACTGTGGGATTGATAGTAGCAAAATATGCATAAACGCCATTAGGATAATCTGGTGTTATACAGAAACGTCCATTATGCTCATCTAAATCTCCAGAATTATCAAATTCATAATCTTCTATGAAAAATCCTTGTGGAAAAATTGATAAAGACGGTCTATTAGAAACACTAGTTAATTTATAACCAGATTTCATAGCTTTAATAAATCCACCTGTTCTTTCACTATATCCATAAGGACCATAAATGGGATTACCATCATAAGCCCATCCAATAATTGGAGAATGGAAAGAAGCAGAAACTTCTTCCTCATTTACTTTTTGTAAATCTAATAATCCATATTT